CCTAGCAAACTTTGAGACGTGCTGTCTCGCAGAGATTTACCTGCCCAACGTCACCTCGTTTGATGAGTTTGTTGACATTGCCACCCTGCTATATCGCATCAATAAGCACAGCCTGAACCTGCCGTGTCACCTCCCTGAGACGGAAGCAATTGTGCACAAGAACATGCGTATGGGTATTGGTGTTACTGGCTACCTACAAGCCTCTGAAGAGCAGAAGGGTTGGCTGGCTGAGGCGTATAAAAAACTACGCACCTATGACCAGTGGTACAGTGCCAAGCATGAGTTTAATAAGTCGGTGAAGCTCACCACTGTTAAGCCTTCAGGAACTCTATCACTCCTGCCGGGTGTTACACCGGGTGCTCATCCGGGCTACAGCCAGCACATGATTCGCCGTATCCGCATTGCATCCAACCATGCCTTGGTGGACGTGTGCCGACAGAACGGGTATGACGTGGAGTATCAATTGAATTTTGATGGCTCTGAAGACCACAGCACCGTGGTTGTGTCGTTCCCGTTTGCCTTCCCCGAGGGTACGCGACTGGCTGCTGAGATGACCGCCATTGACCAGCTTGAGGTGGTGAAACAACTCCAAAAGGACTGGTCTGACAACAGCGTGAGCTGCACAATCTACTATCGTAAGGAGGAGTTGCCCGAGATTCGGAAGTACCTAAAGAAGAACTACAAGAACAACCACAAGAGCCTGTCGTTCTTGCTGCACTCTGAGCACGGCTTCAAGCAAGCCCCGCTGGAGGAGATTAGCAAGGAGGAGTATGAGGCACTGGTGGCACGTACAACCCTAATCACTCAGATTGATGAAGCCACCATTGGGCTTGACGAAGATGAGTGTGCAACCGGCGCGTGTCCCATCCGATGAAAGTGGTGCTTAACTTCCGTAATGGGTTCGGCTTTGACATTGAACACAACGAGGATATTATTCACGTTATCGGTGTTGAAGACGCGAACGGGGAAGAGGAGAAAACACTTGGTGGCTTTGTTGGCATCATTGTTCGCCTCCCCTTACTCGCCATCTACATAGGTGATTTCCATGAAATAGACGAAGAAGTGTTTTACTAAAAAAGAAGGGGACTTAATAGTCCCCTTTTTAGTTACTGTAACAACCCTCGTTCTCTTAAGAAGTTGTTTACCTGCTCATCGCCGTAATATACATCCATACTTGGTTGTTTTATAGCCTCTATACCGAACAAGCCGCCAACAACACCTTTAGATGGTTCAGGCGGTAGCCTTCCTTCAGCAACTTTAGCCGAAAGCGCCCTAGCTGCGCTTTCTTTTTGCATACCGCTAATTCCTTGCATAGTTGATTGAAGCCCTTTTGAAATAGGAATAGCAGCTAAAGCAGCTACGTTGCCGCTAAACGCAGAAGTGAGTGCTGCCATGCGCCCAGCAAGACCGGCAAAAACACCAGTAGTGTTAACCAAAGCGTTTAACGCAGCGCCGCCTTTTACAATATCTTTTATTTCTTGTATCTCGTTTGCTTTGAAATTAGCTCGTAATTTATTTTCATTTTTAAGAAGTTTCTCAAATCCTTTTTGTAGTTCTTTTGAAAGGACTTTGTTTTTATCTAATTCAACAGCCTCTCTAGCGTCTTCAATAATATCTTCAAGAATATTAACCCGTGATGCTGTCCTAAATTTACCACGAGCCTGTATCAATTCTTTTACGCCTTTAATATCAGGATTCTGTAGTTGTTTTGGATTTACTGCTGCCATCCATTCATCCACAGCACCGCGAATAATATAACCCGCTTTCCGTTGAGCCACATTACCACCAGCAGAACCTATTAGATTGCCAGCATCTCTGCGTAACTTCTCAATATCTTCAATAGGTATCGCTTGATTATTATTCCTATAAGTGTTTATTTTTGTGGTGAAGCCGTTTAACAATGTTTTAATGGACTTCATACCTTCACCTTCTAAAAGAAGAGTAGCATCATCCATTTCTTTTTTAATATTGTTTGTAATAGTTCCGACACCGCCACCATATGTTTTTATTTTAACACCGGCTTGTTTAGCGGCTTCATAACCAGCATCAGCCTCAGCATATAACTCTGATGCTTGTTTTGGCGCTTGTTTGCCTGCCTTGATTCTGTTTGCTGTTTTACCTCCAGCAAAAGCAGTAACAATACCGGCTGCTAAACCAGCAGCAGGACTGTCTGTATATTCACCAACGGCTTGACCTGTAGCAGCCGTAGTAGCACCGACAACAGCCTGTTCTGTTAGGTTTTTACCAAACTCTTGAACCACCTGAAGTGCTTTGTTAGCCGCTATATTGCCTTTAGAGACAAGCCAATTAGCAGCAGCCGCAGTGCCGCCAGTAGAAAGTAAAGAGGCTACAGTTTCAGCAGCGGCTCCTACAACACGCTCTTTCTCATTCCTAGGGACAGCGACAGCATCAGCTAATTTATCAACTAGGTCAGATGTCATTCCTAGTTTTGTCCCAAACGCAAAGTTAATACCTGAGTTTAGCGCATCGCCTAACATGGTGAACGGAATTGCCCCGCCTTTAATCAAAGCCCTTAGACCAAGACCAGTTTGGTGTGCTACATCATCCATTGTTGTTAGACGAACAGGTGCTGCCCCAGCGCCAGCCAGCATCGCTTGTTCAGGGTCTGCAACCTCTTCTGTTGGGATTGCAGCAGCTTCTGTTGGCGCTGTCAGATGCTCAACAATTTCTTGCGCTGAATAGCCCTCTTTAAGGGCACCCTCTAAGTTAAAACCAGCCTGTTGGCTCAGGTGTGAGGCAATTTCGTCATAAGTGTATCCTTCTCTTAAGGCACCTGCTGTATCAAAATTAATTGCCATTTGTGTTCCTTGTTTTAAAATGCACTAAGAGGCTTACGACCACCAGCGGCTGGAGCAGCAGGAGATGGAGCAGCCTTAGGTCTAACAGGAATAGTAATCGGTTTAATTAGAGATTTTCTGTTAGGGGCAACTGATAAAAAATCTTTAAAATAACCTTCTTCAACTTTATTGTTAAAGTCAGAGACACTATTTTCAACCGCTTCAAGCCTAAACTTAGTCATTTGTTTTAAAGTGTCTATTTCTAAACCTACTTCACCCGTCATAACCTTTAGTAAAAAGTCTCGTTCAGCAGGAGTGTCTAAACCGCGCGCACCAATTCCTAAAGCACCAATTAAAGGAAAAACATCGCCTCCAAGTAAAGTTTCTAAGTACTGCGTATCTGATACTCTTTTACCCATATCTTTATCTTCAGTAAACTTCACTATAGCAGATTCTATTTTTGTTTTTAACTTTGCAGCAAAGCCAGTATTAATATCACCTTTTTCCAACAAATCTAAAACTGTATAAAGTTTCTTTACAGTTGCAGGTGCTTTTTGAACTTGGTCTATAAGAACCATGTCTCTTTCTGCTAAGTCTTCTCCAACTTTTTTAGCGTAAGAACTTAGTTGTTTTTGACCACCCGCCTCTGCAATTTCTTTTTCTCTTTTGAGCACAGCTTTACGAATTGCTTCAGCGTCTTCAGAGGTGTATTCGTTAACGTTGTTTAAAACTGGAAGACCTAAAGATTTTGCAGCAAGAGCTTGTTTAGCAGTTAACTTAACACCTTCAGGTCTTTTCATCAATTCTTTTACAGCATTTTCAGTTTCTTTTGGGTCATTAGCAAAAATAGCTAATTGTTCAGTGGTGTACTTACCAGTACCCTCATTTAATCCTACCAGCTTTTGAAACCTTCCAAGAGCATCAGGTCTGTTAGCAAGGGCTTGCTCTTTTTCGTTAACCTCTAGTTGAATTTTTTTATAATTAAGAGCATCTAGTCTACTTTTACGAGCTGCCTCTGCCTCAGAAGCAGCCATCTGAGCAGCTTGTTGACGTAAAGCAAAGGCACGGCGTGGGTCAGTGCTGATGTCAGCCAGTCGGTTAAACAGAGCAGAACCGCTAAGTCCACTTTGTTGTGCCTCAGCAAGTGCTGCCTGTTGTTCCTCAGCCTCTGCCTCACCGGGTAAACGACCACCAAGCATACGCCCAATGGAATAGCCAAGTTGGCGACCAAGACCAGCACCCATAGCAGCAGGTCGGCTCTCAAGAGGAACACTGCTAATAGGCGCACCCATCAAGCCTTGTTCATACTTAGACCGAATCTCTTCAGGGGTTGCGCCTAACAAATTAAATAACCCTTGTGTTGCCATGTTTATTCCTTATTTAAAACCACCTGATAGATTCAAAAACTGCTGTGGCGAAGAGCTTGAAAAGGGTGTGTATCCCATTCCAACAGCAGGTTGCACGTACTGCAAACCACTGAATAAACCAGTTAATGGAGAACTACTTGTTCCATATTTCTGACCCATAATACCTTGACCAGTCTCGTACAGTAGGTTTGGTATCATGCTTTCACCAGCCAAACGAGTTTGAGCAGCACCCCTAAGACCTTCACTTAGTAACTGCCCTGATTGAGCACCAGCCAAAGCAGCCTTTCCTCCGTACTGAGCACCCATCTCAAGCGGTTTCATACCAAGTTCTTCAACACCAACACCAGTTTGGAACAACCCACCAGCCTCTTCCAGCCTACGAGCACGTTCAGCAATACCAGCCTGACGTGCCGCAGCAGCCATCTGAGCATCTGTCTGAGCACGGGCTAGTTGCTGTGCATACTGCTGTGGGTTGACAGCACCACCCATCATGCCGGCACCTAACGCTTCAGGGGCTACACCCAGCCCAATACGCCCACTCTGTAGTTGCTGTTGCCGTAGAGCAATGTCTTCAGCGCGGCGCTGTGGAGCTAGTAGCCCTTGCTGTTCTGCCAACACCTCAGCGGCATACGCCTGTGGGTCTAGTTCGGCAGCACGTTGACGCCCTAACTCAGCCTGTTGATAATAGAAGTCACGGGCAGCTTGTAAACGAGGGTCTAACTCGTAGCCAGCCGTCTGCGCTGCCTCATCAAAGAAGCCACGACCAAAGCCAGTGGTGACAGCGTAAGGTTTGAATTTAGCCGCCTCAGCCGCAATACGCGCTGCTTCAACTTGTGCATCTGCTGAGCGCCTCTGAGCGTCTGCTTGTGACATAGAGCCGAGCAAACCAAGTCCGCCTCCGATAATTGCTTCAATACCCATGTTTATTTCCTTACATAAACTTGATGTTCTTGTCCATCAGTTCCTACAAAGTTAGTATGATATTCAAAACCCATAAGAGATAAAAACTTTAGATGCTTGTTGTCACCAATATCGTGCATGGCATAGACTGGTTGTCCGTGTACACTTATTAGTTTTTCCCAATCTTCTTTCAAACTGTTTCTCACTGTTTTATTCCACTTGTAACAATCACAATGAATGAATGTATATCCTTCAAACCACTCATAAAACACTGTGTAGTCAGGTTTACGAATGACTGGTGTTTTCATTAAGCCTTCATGATGTACGCCAACGCGAAGTACGGCGACAGGTTAGCGTTGGTGCCGCTTGAACCAGTGGAGTTAATCGTGTGCGAATGTGAACCAGCACTACTGCTCAAACCAATGTTAGGAGAGTTAGTAGTAGCACGGAACACATAAGCATAGTCAGTGTTACCAGTTGTACGCGCTGCAATATAATTACTTGATGTTACGTCAACAATAGCTTGACCGCTTGAAGCAACAAGTGTATTGTGTGTTAAGTAATGTTGGTGAGCGCCAGCAGAATTTGCAGTGTGGTTGTGGGATACAACAATGGCATCTTTAGAGCCACCAGTTTGTGTTGCACCCCCAGTGATAGATGTCTTAGCAGCCCCACCATCATCAGCGTCAGCACCAATGATGAACTTGTTGGTTAGGTTAGGAGTCCCGTTGGTGCCATCACACAAGTACCAACCGCTAGGGATGGTGGCAATAGTACCTGACCACATCATAATAGCGCCGCTAGGAACACCATTAGACAACACAAACGCAGTGGTTGCGATTTGCGTGGTGTTAGTACCATCCGAAGCAGTAGGGGCTAAAGGTGTGCCCGTTAGTGTTGGGCTATTGGTGTTAGCCTTAGAGTTGATAGCCGTTGCAATAGCGTTAAACTCAGCATCAATCTCATTGCCCTTAACAATCTTAGCTGGGTCGCCTGTCGTTAGTGCGTCCTTAGCAGCAAAGTCAGTTGCCTTAGTATAGTTTGCCATTACGACATCCTTCCAGTTTTAACAAATACATCAAATTTCTGTACACTTAGTTCTGAGCCGTTTACGTCAGCCTCAAAACCAATCTGAACTACATTACCACTACCGCCAACACTACTCTTAATCTTATCAATCACAATACCTGACGTGTATTCAGCAAGGGTGGCAGCGTTATCACCATACTCAGCAATTCCATATTCTGCGGCATTACCAAACGCAGGTATCTCAAAAGCATAAGAAGTGGTGTTCAAGTCATAATCAAAACCACACTTGATAACAAAGTCTTGGCTCTGCCCACCAAGCACAGTGGCGCTGATTTGTTTCATCATCTTAAGAACAGCCGGGTTGCCGAAGTCCACGTAGTGAGAGAAGTAGCGAAGACGGTAGGATTCACCGTTATCGTCATACCCTTGATACTTACCAATCCCGTTTGTTTTACCAATAATTAGGTCACGGTTACGGCGGCGGCAGAACGAGTCAGCCTCATAGCTAAACCACAACGTAACCCTGTTTGAACCATCTTCAAGCTGACCACGCATGTCCAGAACATAGACAGTGGAGGTTGACGGGAAACTGAGCAGGTAGAAGGCGTTTAGTTCTGAATAAACAGACACGACATCATCTAAACTTCCGCTGTTTGTTATTTCTTCTGTCATGTCCTTCAACAAATCGTCTCTAACATTCTTAGTCAGGTCACGCATTGGCAGACTTTTCTCTTGGATGAGACGCCCAAAAGAACGCACTCCAGTGTCTGACAAGAAGATAAGGTCAGTACCTGTTGCCTGAACACTATCCCTAGCTACACAGCCCACTCCAGCTAATACATCATTCAACTGAAAAGCAGTTCCAATAGGGTTGGCTGCTCCGCTGTAAACAACAATGTTGTTCTTACAAAAGATAACTAAGAAATCGTTGTGTGCTGCAATGGCTACAATGGTGTCTGCATTGTTAGGCAACACAGCAGCAATGTTCAATGTCCCGCTGGTACCACCATAGAAGGCAGGGAAAGCCGTGTCAGCAATGTCCGTGCTCCAGTACACAGTAGAGCCATCATGCGTCCAAAACCTACCCCAAGCAGCAATGACATCACGTGGGTAAGAACTACCAAAGTTTTGCGCTGCTGCACTACGATAGGTGGTGATGGGTTGGCATACAGGGCTAATAGCAGAAGAATAGACCAGTGGCTCTTGTCCATCCTGAACCAACAGGGAATGGTCATACAGAGATGCGCCCTTCCAGCGGTCAGCACTAACAGTGTAGGCAGCAGGGGTGATGTCCGTCAACGTAGCACTGATGCCGCCCGTCCACACCTTACTATTCCCACCTGAGATGATGGTTGTGGTGTTGTCAGCGTTGACATGCTCCAACATGAACTTAACACTGTTGCCACCCAACGAGGTGTCGCCACTGTTGGTCATCATCAGCCAACCCTTACGAGCGCCTAGACGCCCATATTTATCAATCACTACGTTGTCAGTGAGCTGGGCAAAGTTGGGGGAAATAGTAACACCACTCTCCTGAGTGTTCAGCCCGAAGAAGCCGGGAGTAACAAGAGATAGGTTGGTTAGTTGCTTCATACTGGATACCAAACAACATCTTCAGGATGCCGTGCAGCGTCTAGTGCAATCTCATCTGATAGGGCACTGCGCGCAGAGGCGTAGGCGTTAACGCTTTGTTGTCCGCCATCCTCGCCACGTTCCTCAATAGCCATTGCTGTGGCAAACAGGATGATGGGACGTGTTGGGATAACAACCTCATCATCATCGGCAGACAACGGGACATTACGCAGGGTGACGTTAAAACGCAACGTGTACTCACCATCAGGGATGGGGTAGATGTCCACCTGAGTGTCACCGTCCGCACTGACACCGTTGAAGTTGTAATAGTAGGGGGCACCAATCTCAGGAGTGGTTAGCAAGAACTGCTGATTAAACCAAGCAGCATCCTTGTATTGCATAACAAACTCACTGGTGTCATTCAACACATCCAACACCTTGAAGCTGTTCCTGCTGCCCTGCAACTCATAGTTAAACACACCACTACTGGTGGTGGCAGTGAGGGTAGAACGTAGCGCCGACCAGTCCCAAGCAGCCTCAACCTGACTCTTAGACTCGTTAATAAACTCACCGATTAGGCGGGCATACTGGTTAGACGTACCACTACCCTGCACCGTGGTCACCTCGGGTTCACGGAGCCGTAGCAGCACTTTGTTAACTAAGTCAAGATACGTCATTATTATTCCTTATACGGCTAACATTATACCATAAAATAACACATTTGTCAACTATTCACCATCAAAAGTGTACATTGGCAACTCTTTACGTAGGTCAAAGGTAGCAATAAACGATATGCCTGACGTGTTAGTTTGGACATTCATGCTGTCACCTTGTTTCATTACCAACCCATCGCTAAACTGTAGGTAGTCCTTGCTGTTCAAACTCTTGCCATTGATGATGTAAATCTTATGGGTAGCATCGTGTCCATGCTGCCAAAAGACGCTTACACTGGCTGTGCTACCTGCTGTGTTGGAAATAAACAATGTTGTTATTTCAGCCACATACCCGGCAGGTACAGTGAATAGCTCAACGTCAGACCCGGTGGTGGTGATTGTCTTACCTACTGAATGTTTCATTTCTTCTTCTTACCAGCCTTCTGTAACGCAATGGCGATAGCCTGCTTAGGAGGTTTACCCTCCCGAGTCAGGCGCTTGATGTTCTCGCTTACTGCCTTCTTACTTTTTCCGCTTTTTAGTGGCATTTTTAAGCATCTCAAGTTCTTTTTTAGTCATAGTACCAACTCCACTGGCTCCACGCCCTTTGGTAGCCTCACGCATCATTTGCCTTTCAGCGGGGGTCATAGCCTTACCCTTGACGTATGCTTGAGGGGTGATGCCTTGACGGCGGGACATACGAGCAGCCTGTGCAAGTTTCTCTGCTGGCGACAGGTCACTCCACTTGGCGTAGGAGGGTTTACTTTTTGCTTTTACGTTT